TTATTGACTTGGCATTCCAACAAGGACCAGTCCAAGGATTAACTCCACAAGAAGTTAAGAACTATATACACTACATGGCGGACAGAAGATTACTTCAGCTAGGTTTAAAGCCTAACTACGGAGTAAAATCAAACCCACTAGAGTGGGTAGACTACATTGTCAATGGGCAGGCACACGAAAACTTCTTTGAAACTAGGGCTACTGAGTACGCAAAGGGCGCAGTTCAAGGAGACTGGAGTGATGCATTTTCCTCTTGACAAATTGTTTAACTTGTGATATAGTTATAACATTATATAGGGCATTCATGTGTTAATTCATATGACCTTTCGCTTAAAAACTGGAGACAGGGGGGCACGAAGAACCTTACTTCTTCTAGATGCAATATTTAGAAACAGTTTGGGGAACTCTTTTTTCCACAACCGTACAAAGGGGCTGGTAGAAATACTAGCTCCTTTTTAATTACAGAGACATGACAAATCAAAATACTTATCCACAAAAAACTATATACGATAGCCTTGCAAAAAAGCTATACCTGCTATTCAGCAACAAACGCTTGACTTCTAAACAAAAGTTTGCTACACTCCCCATCAAAGACAAGGACTACTGGAGAGCCTTGGCTGAAATATCAATAAAGGAGAAACTATGGCAAACCCAAGAACTTTCTCCGTAACTAACTCATTTGTTAATAGATGTTTAAACATCTTTAATACTGCAGGAACAGACGGAGACTCAGAATTAGAACAGTACGCGAGAGCAGAATATAAAGACGATTGGTACTGGGCTTTTAATTTCTACAAAGAAAATCAATACTTCCCTAACGTATTAAGAATACCACAGAAGTAATCTAAAAGAGGAATAGGCTAGGCTTCTTGCCTAGCTTTGTTCTTCGAACTCATAAAAGAAATTAGTATCATCACCCGCTGTATACTTAGATTTATTTTCCACACCATATTCAATAGTTGAAACCTTATAGTCTGGGAACCTCATCTTCTTTGGGGATAAAGACTTGTCATAGAATATTACCCGATTGTTAGGCTGAGCGGCGAAATACCCGTTGTCTAATTGTATTATATTAAAGGACTTATGTTGTGTAGGTACCTCAGAATACCCAATATCTGGTATGTTGTAGTCTGGATGACAACTATCTATAGTATATAAATACTCCCCAAAATAAAAATTCCCGTTTGGAGCCTTGTATTTACATTTCCCCGACCCTATACTCACCTTTTGTATAACTGAGATGTGGTAGCTAAAACAATCCCAAAGCTCTAGGTCTTCGAGTTCCATCTCTTCCTTCGTCTCTTTCCAGACAAAAGCCGAGATAGGTAGCTTATCATATAGAGCTCCCGTTTCATAGAGATAGGTCTCGAAATATAATGCGCGACCTTGTATAGATTTAACGGTGATCCAGATTCCTGGTTCATACTCACCGTGCCCCCTCTGAAAGTCATAGAGATACTCTTTCTTAACAAGGACTTCAATAGGTGGAACATTTGCTACAAGAAATGCCACTACTTAAATTGTTCTAGATAATCCATTGTGTATGTATTAACACAACGGGCATATAAGACGGAGGCTCCGCCTATTTGATCAAGTTCATCTTGCACCCACTTGCCTACTTCTTTGGCTTGTAGTTCGCAATCTAATCTGTTAGTGTAAATGGGTTCGCTTATAATCCTAACACACTGTACATCCGCAGGATTGTCTATTCCCCCTGCTAAACATAACTGAAATAGGATTACAAATTTTAACATACATTAATCTGCAAGCGCCCTTATGGCATAAGATAATTTCTCTGCACGGTGCGGGGTCTGTTTTGCCCAACGCGAATCGAGCATCTCATCCGACGCAAGATGATAGGTGCTGGTGGATAAGTGTCCAAGAAATTTCTTAAACTTACTTACCCCTCCAACACCTAACTGAAATGTCATCTCTATAAGAACTTCTTTAACAGGTTCTGGATGCTCGTCAAGATTGATATCAAAACTGTCAGCGACCAATTGAGCGCAATCACAGGCATTTTGAAAATCATCTTCAAAGACGGCTTCCAATTGTTCTTTACTATATTCAACACCTTCTTCATAGTTGTCCTCCTTCGTTACCAAGTGACCGTATCCTATGGTTGCGAATCCTAATGAATCCTTATAAACATAAGACCTAAATCCTTCGTGTTCTTTTATTCTCTCCTTAAGTTTTTCAAACATTACTTACCTCCTATACCCCAGTGAACTTCATGTTCATCTTTAGGTTTTTCTTTTTCAAATAGTTTATATATTTTATTAATAATTTTATATGTAAATATTTCTAACTGGTACATTACTTGGTAATCTTCTTAGACTTCTCAAAAGTTCTCAAGCCCGCCATGCCCAAAAGCGCCATGACTAACGGCATGAGTTGTTCCATATCCATACTTGGTAGCGGTTGTGTCTGTACTTCAAACACGGCTAGAAAGAACATGATAAAATTTTTAAGGACAAACTCCCAAAAAATGGATATTGCTGCACTAAACCCAATGAGGGGTCGCCAAGAACGCTGCAATATACCTGAAATATCTGTAGCTGTAGACTGAGCATCAGCTAAATTAATCTCCATTTGTTTACTATTAATTTCATTTTCTAATTCCTGTAATCTTATTTTTATTTTTCCTCTTTCTTCATCGGACACATGAACACTATCAATAACTTTACCAACAGTTTCTACTAAACTACCACCCAATAATTTAGATAACATTATTTTACACTCCTATATTTCTTTACTTTCTTTTTTATATTCTTTGGCTGTGCCACAAACTGTTTGCCTTGCGCTCTTCCTTTTCTTTTGGCAGCAGTGGTTGCTGCATACTCACCAGATGACAAAGCTTTAATAGCAGACTCGGGTAGATACCTTTCGCCTGTAGCTTTGGGACCTTGAGTAGATGGCTTACCCGATTTGGTTCGCCACTTCTGTCTAGTCCAAGCACGTAAACTTTTTTGCGGTTTCTTTAAAGCGGGCATCTTATTATTTGTGCTCGCAATTGGAACACCCGCAATGACAGCTGGATGAGTTACTGCAGTGGCAAGAGTGCTCACAATTTTTGCAAGTATTTTCCATCCTAGGATTTGTAACCTCCACCTTTTTCTTTATATTGTTTGGCTAGCAACTGGGCTTTTCGTGCTGACCACTGCCCAGGTGCTCCACCTTTACCACCTGCTTTTATTTTATTAAACAAAGCTTTTCTCATACTGGGTTTAGTATAATTCCCTGCTTTGTTAACAGTGGATTTACTTTTTGTTTTTGATTTTATCATAAAGCTTTTTTACAAAACCTCTCATCACAACCTTACCTTGAGGAGATCCTTCCCCTCTTTGTTGGGATAAGATTGCTTTTGTTTTCGCTGTAGCCTTAGCTCTAGCTTTGGCTCCAGGTGTTTGATACTTCTTCTTATTTTTATTCTTAACTTTAAGAGAAGTGGTCTTAGGTAAACTAGCCCTAGTGATTGGCATTACATTTCTTCTTTAGTTTTTGTGTGATATTTTTTACCGTTCCAAGTAAATTCTTTAGCACCTTGATTTCTAAAATGTTTAAATGCTTCACCAAAAGAAACGCCGCCTTTAGATACTCCGACATTGTAGTTTTTGCCAGCAGATCCGTTGGCTGTTGGTTTAGATTTACTAACATTATCCCCAGCGTTTGCTGTGGATTTTTTATTAGTTGTCATTGACTGTCTAGTTCTAGGATTCTTTGCAGTGTAAGACGACTTTTTACTAGATGAGCTAGAACTTGACTTAGTTTTTACAGGTGTATTTTTACCTGGTTGTATTCTTCCTTTTTTCATTGATTACTCCTTAAGGGTTTTGTTGTTGGGAATCCGAAGAGGAGTCAGCCTCTTCTACTTTAACAGCATCTCCGCCTATTTTGACTACGGGTGCTGTGATTACTATGGTATCCGTTAACTTCATTAGAAAATTATACCATATGATTATTTGCTTGACAAGGGTTAAAAAACGTGGTATTATTCGCGCACTACAGGAGATAATTATGGCAAAAACTACAGCAAAAAGTATCCTTATTGATGCCCTTAATTCGGTCATCCGAAACAAAGGAAACAAAGCGGCGGCTTCTAGAGAACTAGGAATCCCGCGGACTACTCTTATCGAGAGAATTGAACAAGCACAACTGCAAGGTGTTAAACCCACAACCGTGCCCCCCGACGCTGAGGCGGCGCTGATTGAACAGCAGTATGCACACGACGCGGAAATCCGTGATCTAAAAAGACAGGTAGATGTACTCGCCAAAGAGAATCTATCCCATCAAAAATTAAAGAACAGTTTAATTAAAGCTGAGAATCATGTAGTCAAACCACCTAAGTGGTTGACAAAAACTACGCCTGCCAAGGGGGCACCTGGTGTGCCTACGATATTCCTGTCGGACTTTCACTGGGGCGAGGTCGTCTATAAAGAAGCGGTCAACGGGATTAATGAATATGATAGAACGATTGCGTTAAGAAGATTCAAGAATGTTATTGATACTACCATAGACCTATGCACTAACCATATGGTTAATCCTAAATATCCTGGGATTGTTTGTGCGTTAGGCGGTGATATGATTTCGGGTGATATCCATGATGAACTAGCTGAGAGTAATGATGGCTCTAATATTGAGCATGTACTAGATTTACTAGATAATTTTACATGGGCGTTGGAAAGATTTGCTAATACTTTTGGTAAAGTATTTGTACCTTGTACATTTGGTAATCACTCACGTACCTATAAACAATATCGCCACAAGCAAGCCGCGAAAACTAACTACGATTGGATGCTATACAACCTACTAGCTAGACATTTTAAAAATGACAAGCGAATCCAGTTCCAAATACCGACAGGTTTTGATACAGTATACAAGATATACGGTGTTAATTACTTACTAACCCATGGTGATCGCCTCGGAGTGGCAGGGGGCACGGGAATTGTGGGAATGCTTGGACCGATTGCACGTGGTGTTCAGAAGATTAAACAGGAATACCACAACCAAAACAAAACAATTGATTATGTAATCATGGGTCACTACCATCAATACATATCTTTAAAAGGTTGTATCGTTAATGGCTCTACAAAGGGTTATGATGAATACGCCTACTCAAATAGATTCACATCTGAAAGACCGCAACAAGCTTTATGGTTTACTCACCCAGAATACGGTGTCACTTTTCAAGTACCTGTAGTAGTCGATGAACCGACTGGCGCGAAATCTAAAGATTGGGTTTCTTGGATGTGCTAGGGTATATCGTACATTACCCCTAAGTCTTTTGCATTCTTAACATTTAGAGGTATGACTTTAGATCCCTGTTTTAGAAGCCTGTATTCTTTTATTAAATCTTTTAGGGCTTCACTAGCAAGTCTTGGTACGTCAATATTTAATTGACCTGCCAAGTCTTGTTTAGAATTGTGAGCAAATAACATTTGAAGTATCTCTCTTAAATCTTCTTGACCTTCCAGTTGTAAATTAAAATCTTCTTGCATCATTCCACTATATATTTTTTTGTATGCGGCAGTTACTTTAACATTCATTCTACTTTGAATTAAAGAATTTCTACCAACATTTAATTTTTCTAATCTTAATAGCTCACGTTCTTTAGATACTTTGGTTGGAGTAAAACCTATGCCTTGTAGGAACGCATCATATAAACCTGCGTCATCTGTTAATACTGTTCCGTATCTTGATTCGACTCTACCATCTAATGCGACATCCCCTGCTTTAATTAAGTTAGTAATAAATGTAGGAGTTACTGCATATAAAAATTCTTGAATAGGAAAGTCTCCAGTTCTATTATAAGCCCCAAAGAAGTTTCTAGCATTTTGGAATAAGATAGCACCTGGTGCCCCTAAAAATTCTTCAGCTCTTGCTCCCGTATTTATACCCATCATTCCTAGAATTGCACGCATCTGTGCTGAACCTGGGACATTACCAAAAGATAATCTTCTTTGAACATCTACATTAGCTAATGCATTGAATATACCATTCTCAAAAAATTCTGCTACTTTAGGATTAGATACTTCGACTAACATATTTCTTAACTCGGCTCTCGTATCTTTATCAATACCTGTTACTTGCTTTCTTATTAAATCTCTTAACCATGCTACCTCATCCATACCAGGTAATCCTAATAGTCCACCAGTAAGTGCAATCATTAACATCATTTTAGCCAACGCCTTTTTACCTGCAGGACCTCGGTCTTTAAACATTCTAAACATTAAACTATACATCTGACTGATGTAAGTCTGGAATAGGAAGAACACAGAACCCCAACCTCTCATATATTTAGGTCTATTTAATTTACCATATACACCAAAAGTTTCCTCTAGCATTTGTTGGGCTACCATTCTAGGTGTAGCTACTCCATTATTTCTATCCATATTAGCTTGGAAATCAGCATCTGTTTTAAAAAACTTAGTAGCATTTTCCATAGCATCTGTTTGTTGCATCATTCTATGTGTAGCAATATAAGCAGTCAAACGCGCGATAGTTTCAAAAGTATTAAACACACCACCAATAACTGTGTTCTCAAATGTTCTTATGTTTCTTTTTACTCTTTCATTTCTTCCAACAATACCTCCACCCTGTGGCATACCAGCTTCATGCATAGCCATACCTTGCTTGATAGTACCGTTAAACACATCAGCCATCGCGTCTTCACGTACATCTTCTGGAAGTTTATTAAAATCTATATACACATCTTGATATCTTCTACCATTAAATTGTAACATCTTCATTACGTCTTTAAATGCTTTGGATAATTCAATAGCGGCGGATTGTCTTTTGCCAGAGATTGTGCTTAAGATTGGTCCACTAAATTGTACAATACTCATCAGCTGTAAGAATGCTGAAGATATATTACCACCAAGATAATACCAGAATCCTAATCTTCTGATACTAGCTAGTTCTTGTTTAGGATCTAACACATATTGATACCACTCATTAGAGGCTTCTCTTAAATTCTTATCTGGATTTTGTTTCTCATCTTGTGTGTTTCTCCAAGCCTTGCCAATAGTGTGATTGAACCTATTACCTGCAGCGAAGTTGCTGCTAGCTAAACCATACTGAGTAATAGCTCTAGCGAAATCAGTACTATATCCTGGAATACCCCCTTCTTTTTTACGTGGTTTAATGAAAGCACTGAAACCCAACACCTGTCCTTTTGTTAAATCAGTACCTTTGTTTAACACAGTCTCTATTTCTTTTCTTATCTGATTATATAATTCTTTATTGGTATCAGATATAAAACTAGCGGCGGAATCTATGCTAGCAAAATCAGCTTGAACTCTATCTCTTAATTGTTGAATACTAACTTCGCGCGTTTCTGATATTGTATAGTCTGTGTTGTTTCCATACTTTGCTTCTAACTCTGCGCGAACTTCACTTTCTTCATTGGATAATCTTCCACCAAAATATCCTCTTTCAAATAATCTGTAATCAACTGTATTATTATCTTTATCTTTTACTACAATAAAATAGTTACCAAATCTTTGGAGAGGTACATAATCTGTTAAAGTAAAATCATTGTACTTTTTTAATTCACTGCTCAAAGCAAGCATGCCAGTCCCAACGGTACCACCCGAATCCCGTGCCCCCAACACTTGGGCAATTTTACTAACCAAGACTTTTCCTTCTTCAGTTGTAATACCGCGGTTAATTAAAAATTCTGGGTTGTCTTGTATGGTTTCTTGTAAGTTAGCAATAGCTGTAGTTATTTGATTGATATCTGTGTAATTTAAATTTTCAAAATCAGCTTCTGTTAATTCTGTAATAGCTTTAGTTCCATTAATAAAAGTTTTATCAGTTAAATTCAAAGCTTCATATTGAATAGCTAAAGCAATAGCATCATTTAATAATTCAGTAGAAGCATCATTAGCTAGTAAACCTCTAACAATTTCTTTGTGCATATACTGAATACCTTCTTGAGCATTTTCATATGCATCTGCTAGATCACCTTCCAGAATAACAATATCCCCTGCTTTAACTTTACTGTTGGCTCCATCCCCATCTCTATCAGCTCTAAAAATTATTCTATTATTCTCATCTCCTCTATATCTACCTGGTACCTGTTGAGATATTTCAAATGCTTTGTTTAATAAAGCAGTTGCTTGGGGATTGCGAATTACTTTTAAATAACTTTTACCCAGAATGTCTACAAATTTACTTTGCAACTCTCTAGTTTTTTGATCTCTAAAATTCACAGCTGTATATAATTTTTCAAAGATTGGATATTTCTTAGCCCATATTCTAGCATGTGAGAATACTCTACTAAGAGTTCCCAAACCTTTTTCACTAATCTGACCACGAGCTTCTTCTCTTTCTTGTGCTTTAATATCGTTAGACATTTCACGCATTTCTTTTCGTAGAGTTTGGCGCGTTCCTGGTATATACGCATCTAAATCTGGAGATGATGGTTCTTCAATATATTCTAAACTGTTTTTATAGTTTGGTTGAGTGATGGGAGCATCGGATAAAGAACCAAAAGCATTTACAATTTGAGTATCAAACGTAGCTTTGCCATATTGTTTAGCGAGAATGCTGTTATTCATTATAATATTATTTCGTTCGAGTCTTTTATATTCTTCTACTCTTTGTTTAAACATACCTGCATCTATATCATTGAATATATCTTCAGCAGTGGTAAATCCTAAACCACGTAATGCGTTTCCTAAAGCCATTAAATAAGCTTTTAATCTCTGAAAAGCCTGCGCTAATACTCCTTTTACGTCAGACTTATTAGCTAAAAAATCCGCAAAAGCAAATGCTACACCTTCTTCAATGTATAATTCTTCTGACGCATCTGGCTTGCCTGAATAAACATTTCGTATATTATATTTATCTATCCAAACTCTTCTAGAATAATCTTTTAATATTTTCATTTCTTGGTCTGTGAAGAATCCACTACTAAACATAGCATGCATCGCTTCATGTCTTAAAGTCATTAGTTGTGAATCCGCTGTAGTAACAACTCCACCATACTCACCTTTAGGACTATTTAATATTGATATTAATTGAGGCTTAGTCCAGTTTAAAGCATTTGTAATTAAGTCACTGTGAAATATAAATTTACCTTTTGCTTTAGCGCCATCTAACCACCTGTTAACAATACTTAAGTTTACATAAGTCAACCCTAATCTGTCTAATTCATTTCTTACCATGGTGTAGACTCTTGGCATATTCTTTGTAAATTCTGGGGTGTATCTTGGGGCAAGTTGAGACATTTGGATATCTATAGCAAAAGGATTATACTCATAATCATCTTTAAAGATAGGACCAAATTTATTATCAGTATCGTGGATAAATCCTACAATTGGAACTTCTTTGGAAGTATAAGCTTTAGGATTGTATTCAACTTGTTGACCTTCAGGTAAAGAATCTATTTTAGTTAAAGCTTCGTTTTGATATATAGTTTTAGGATTTCTAAATACTCTGTCTCTGACTTCTTTATAGCTATCGCCTTTAGCTAATGTTAGATTTTTATATCTCTTTCCTTTTTGATTGACCTTTATTAAAACAGGTATTGGTTTATTAGGATTTAAACTGTTTGCCCAATTAGCTCTGCCTCTACCTTCATGTCCGTTAACAATTACAGTGTAATTATTATTTTCATCTTGCTCTACTGTTAGTTCTAAATAAGGTGGAGTAATGCCGTTAGTGCCTTCTCTAGCATAAGCAATCTGTCTTTGTAATTGTCTTGCCATAGTTAAGTCAGGTTCTTTTAAAGCCAACTTAGTAAAACTTTTAGGCATCATATATACTACAGCTAAGTCTGCATTGGCTGATGGTTTGTTCCCTGGGTAGCCGCCATCCATATTCCAAAAAGTATTACTAATAGTACCTAAGAAAGTTTGGTTAAGTCTTGCATTAATTTTATTAGCATTTATGATTCTTTGAGTTTCTTTAATTTTAATAACTTTAGGATCATCTGTTGCTTCCCAAACTTCTCTGACTTGGGTTAGATTACCTTCAGGTTTACCCTGATACATTTGGCGTATCTCATTTCTTTTAGGAAATGAATTGTGTTTTATACTATTTAATTGTTCTCTAGTTAATGGTGGATAACCAAAAGAAGAATAAATAATATTAAATCTTCTTAAGTCTTCTTCGGCGGAATCTATTCTGTCTTGGAATTGTTTTATTTGTTCAGCACGATCTTCTTCTGTAATGCCTACTCTTTTACGTAAGCCTTCAATTGCTTTTTGATATCCTATAATTGCGGCAGGTGTGCCCCCAAATCCAATCCGAGTAGCTAAGCTTTCCATTTCATATCTTCTATCTATTGCAGGGCGATACATTTCTGTAGTAGAAGCGACATCTAAAATATTTCTATAGTTAAGTATTTCTTGTCTTTTACTTTCAGATGTTTTAGGGTCTCGTAACTGGTCACCAATTTTAGATAACTGCTTTGCTATCTTTTCATCTGATTGATTAACAATTTCCTGTTCGCTCAGAGGGGGCACGGCGGGCGTTCTACCGACCACTTCTTTACCTACGGGAGTAGTAGTGTTTTCTACATTGTTCTCTAAAATATCTTCCAGTATTTCTCGACCAACACTCTTACCTGTTTTCTTGTTGATGGAAGTGTTGTTTAAAATCTCATTTATTTTTTGGGCAGTGTATATAGAACGCTTACCACCGCGAGGAACTTCTACAGTAAAACCATTAGCCATCTCTTCCAAGTATCCCAGCTGACCAAGTCTTTCAGTTTCTTCTGGTGATATATAGTTTTGTGCATCTTCACTATTGGCTTCAAGCAGTAAAGCGCGATTTCCTGCGGAGTCTATACGGTCGATCGCATCATCTGTGTATCCTCTAGACTTTAAAATACTTTTTGCTTTTTCTTTTTGTTTAGCTGTGGCAGGTTTTACATTAACTTTATCATAATCACCTGGCTTGTCGAATACTGGTTTTTCACTGGTGCGTTGGAAAGATCCTGTCTTTACATTGTTTACCCAACTGTCATATTTTAAAGTGCCTACTTCTCTGTCGGGATTATCTAGCTCTTTAAACCTGATAGACTTATTTGTAATTCCTAATTTAGGATTAGGATCTAATATTTCTAATACTTCAAATCTATTACCTTTATTATCTGTATATATTTCACCCACTTGTAACACAGGAGTGTCTGGCTTGTCGGTCTTTACATCTTCTATTGGGTTTAAAGAATCTAAGATAGAAGCATCGTAATGTAAATATGTGCGAGCGGCTCCTGGTGTGGTATCTTTTAAAATAACTTTTCTTTTTCCTTTGTCATCATAAATACCTGTGACTTGGAAAGTGGGGCTAATAGGATTTTCGTTTTCATCTAGTATAGGATTGCCGTCTAGACCTATAGATTCACCTACACCTGTAACAGTGTACTTTTTAGTTTTAAAATCTTCCCCAAGTTTATCTATTAAATCTTTATTGTTTTCGTCTGTGGGTCTTTGGTCAGTATATTCTTTCGAATCTTTTAAATCAACTTTACCTGCTTCATTAATATTAATTCTTTGAGCAACACCACCCGCGATACCAAAAGGTCCACCACCTGCAGCACCAGCCGCTGCCGCTTCACCTATCTTCTTATAGAAATTTTTATCTGTATATAAGTCAGCAAGACCTGCCGTAATGCTTTGATTTTTGTCCGCAAGTCCCTCTATCTCACCTACAGTTTCAGTGATAACAGTTTGACTTCCTTCCGCCACTGCCTCACCTAACATACTTTTACCTGTAGCCTTGGCAATAGTTTTAGCGGTGCTTTCTTTTAATACTTTTTCAAAAGCTTCTTTAGCTCCTTCTTTAGCAGGATTTAATAAATCCGCCAAGCGCATACCCGCACCGAAAAATCTTTCAGCAGCTGCATATGGAATACCTGCGGCTAAAGAAAGTCCTGCATTAGCTTTTTCAAAATCAGTCGCTTCCAGCTGAGCAATTCGCGAATCACCTACACCCATACCATAAGCCGCTCCCACACCAATAACAGGATTGACTAAGCTTGCCGCGAAAATAGGAATGGTGGTGACAAGACCTTGCCCCACATTAAAACTTAACCACTTTAAAAAGTCTTTTGTTCTAGCCTCTGAATTAAATATTTCTTCAACAGAAGTGCTAAAGGGAATTATTTCTCCATCATCTGTTCTAATATATTGTTTAGCTTGACCTTCTAACTGGTATCTTTGGATAGCATCATTTGTTGCTTTCTCTAAATCTTCTGCCCCTAGTAAATCGAATACGGTTCCCAGTGCCCCCGCTCCAATTGTTTTAAGTCCAGTCCAACCCCCCTTCAAACCTTTCATAAAGGCAGTATCGTTTAAGTCATCGGGTCTGTTGTATCGCTCGGCGCCTACACCATATTTATAAATGTAACCTTGTTCAAATAAATTTTTCTCTAGTTCTGGATTTTTTAGTATCGCTTGGATTTCTTCAGGAGATGCGTCTGCATCTATTTGTACCATAGGACTATCTTCATCATCACCTAGTTTAACATAACCAATATTTTTAGGAGTTCTTGTAGGCTCAGATGTTACAGGTCTTTGAGCTAGTTGTTGAGATAAAGAAGCTGATTGAGCTGCGGCGGAAGATGCTTCTGATAATAATGAAGATACTTTCTCATCACTTATAGGTATGTATTTTATTTCTTCTGCCATATTTTTAGTTACACTTTCGTGTATTCAAGAGCCAAGCTCTTTACTTATTAATTAATTCTTTTGCCTGAAGCATCAAATAAAGGTACAGGTGTACCACTATTTAAATTCATTCCTGACGTATCAATATTTAATGCTTTTAAAGCCATTCCTTCATTGATATCTGCTAAAGTTAAAGGCTTCTCTTTATTAACAACAGCTTCAATAGCATCTGCATATATCTCAGCAAACTCTGCTGATTCTATATCAGTAATGCCTTGGGCTCTAGCTTTTTGGATAGCTAAGTCTTGCGCTATCTTTTGCTCGTCACTTGTCAATTGACTTTCTTTGTAAGCTATCTCAGCTAATGTTGAAGCTTTTTCTAAAGTATCTAATTCTTGTTGTCTTTCTCTTTCGTACTTAGCAACTTCTCTAGCATACTCTGTAGCTTCTGTTTCTTTTCTAGTTTTAGAAAACTCTTCTAATCCACCGACTAAACCTTCACCTCTAGCAATGGCTCCACCTAAAGCAATTAAAGCATCACCATCATCTAAAATTTTAGCCATATAATCTTTTAAAGTTTTAGGTCTGTCATCTTCTTTAGCTTCTTCTTTGTCGCCTTCAATTCTTTTTTTGGCGGCTTCTTTATCTTCTTCAGTTGGTCTTGGTTTTAATTCAATATCTGGTTCTGCCATTAACCTAGGTTTTTGTGAAGGTAATTCTGGTGAACCTTCCATACCAGT